GGGCATAATCGAGAAAATGAAGCGAGACAATATCAATTATGAGGCTCTGGAACGTGCTGGAGAGTGTAGTATATCAACTTTAAGTACAGGTAGTATTGATTACAACGAAGTTTTGGAGTTTATTCAGAAGCTGGTAAAAGATAATAATTTCAACGTTTTAGCGATTTGTTACGATATCTACAATTCTGATTTTCTAACACCAAAATTAGAATTGATAGCCCCTATCGTGCAGATTAAACAACGCAATTTGGAAATGAGTGAGGGTATCAAGACGTTCAAAGAAGAAGTTAGAAATGGGAAAGTTAAATTATCTAACAAAAATCTATTGAAGATTGCAAACCATAACCTTGTAATCACTGAGAATGATAGCGGGCTGGTGTATATGAAAAAGAACCGTTATGGAAACAAAATAGATCCAATGTTTGCTACTATGGACGCCTTTGTATTTATTAATAATGAGCGCCTTCTCGATCCAGATCGTGTAGTATTTGATGATGCTTACTATTCAAACTATAGTTTTTAAAGGAAAAAATAATATGAAAAAATATTTAAATACAGAAACAATTTTGTTGCTAATGGGTATGTTATTCATGCTTGTTGGCGCACTATTAATCTCCTATGGAATGGCGTTCCTATTCATGGGAGATTTTTTAATTGTATTAGCTATATTAATTGATTGGAGGGGTGGAAAATGAGCTTCTTTAATTTAGACAGCAAGCCGAGCGGGGCTAATAATGCTAAAGCCTTCGATGATTCATTAATTGAGTTGATATCTAAAGATGGAAACGGCACATATAGCAAAGACTTATTAAATTCGTTGCTTTATTCCGTAGTCCGTGTATTGGTTTCAGATTTGACTACTAACAGAATTGAAAGTAGCGATAAGAAAATTGAAAAATTAATTAATGAGAAGCCAAACGCGGATTTGAACGGATTTGATTTTAAGACGTCACTTTTTAGCAACTTATTAATTTTCGGAAATGCTTACGCTTTAATCGACCGAGATGAAAAAGGCAATCCGATTGCTCTTTATCCGTTAAATACAAGGAATGTTAGTGTCGTACAGGCGCATTCTGACGCGATTTCAAATGAAGTCAAGTACAAGTATGCGCTGACCGGCAACAGAACGCGCGTGATTAAAAGCAAGGATATGATCCACTTTAAAATGTTGTCAACTGATGGGGGAATGACTGGGAATAGCCCAATTAATAGCCTCTCAAACTTACTAGAATTATTTGATACAAATATCAATTCAGTTCAAAGATATTTAAATGACAACGGGTTCACCAACGTTCTAACTCTTAAGAACGATAAAGTGTCTGATGAAACACGACAGCAACTCAAGAATAAATTTATGACTAACAATGCTAATTCCAGCACAATCATTCTCGATAACGGTTTCAGCTTCGAGAGTATTGATCGCAGTAGTGGGATTATCAGTGAAAGTTTAAAAGTACAGGAATTGATTATTCGCAGAATTTCAGCAGTATTCGGAATATCAGTTCAAAAGCTTGGTATTGAAAATGTTCATTCAAGTGAATCACAAAGTAATCAAAACTATGTACAGTCAACGCTCCAGTATTATTTTGATTTGATCACGAACGAGCTTAGTTTCAAGTTAGACGCAGACGTGAAATTTAACACCGATAAGATTTTAGGTTTAGATGAACAATCTAAGAGTGCATTGGTAACTCAACAGTATAATTGCGGAATTTTAACATTAAATGAAGCACGCGAGCGTTTAGGGTTACAACCAATTAATGAAAATGAAATTACTAAAAATGAAAATACAGAGGGGAATTAGATGGACAAAGAAACACGCTACACCATTAATGGTGAATTACGTGCTAATGATCCAACTGGAACAACTCCAGAGGATCCAGCACCAACAGAAGAAGACAAAAAAGAAAAAGTAGACAATAAAGACGGCAAAAAGATTTCTGGATATGCAATTGTGTTCAATAAGCCTAGCAAGCCTATTCCAGATGGTAAGAGTTCTTTCACAGAAATTATTGATCCAAAAGCTTTGGAAAATACTGATTTATCAGACGTAGTTATGCTAAGCAATCATGACTACAGTAAGCCTTTAGCAACCGTTAAAGCCGGAACTTTAAAGCTAGATGTAGACGAAAAAGGGCTTCACTTTGAAGCTACACTTCCTAATACTACAGATGGCTCTGATACGTTTGAGAATGTTAAGGCTGGGAATATTGATAGCGCCAGTTTTAGATTCGCTAATGCTAGTGATCAATGGTCTAAAGATGAAAACGGTAACATTACTCGTACAATCACTAACATTGGAGATATTTTTGAAATTTCTAGCGTCACCGTGCCAGCGTATGACGATAGCTCAGTAGAAGTCGCTAAACGTTCATTCGACCAATTTTTTAATTCAAATAAAGAAAAGAAGGATACTAAAAATATGACTGAAAAAATTTTAATTGATAACGACACAAAAACAACAGAATTACGTAGCTTTGAAAATTATGTAAAATCTCGTGGGGAAGTTCGAGATGGCCTTACTACGGTGGAAGGATCCCCTCTTGTTCCTAGTGAAATTGTTACACCAATTTTTAGAACAAATGAAAATAGTGTAGATCTTGCTTCATATGTAAACAAGAAATCAGTAAGCACTAAGTCTGGTAGCTATCCAATTGCAAAGAATAACAATGCTATTTTAGCAACCAAAGAAGAACTTGCCGAGATCGGGAATGCTGATGCTGGAATCACAGCTATTGACTTTAATGTGACTACAAAAGCCGGAAAAATCTTCCTATCATCAGAACTCGTGGCCGATAGTAATTTCGATATTGAATCAGAAGTTAAGGCGCAATTGGAACGTCTTGTAATGAATACAAACAATAAGAATATTATGGACTTGTTAAACAAGTTGGAAGCTAAAACAGCCACAGATTTAGACGGGATTAAGCATATTTATAACGTGGATTTAGATCCATCTTTAGAAAAAATGATTATCGTTAATCAAACAAGTTTTGACTATTTAGATACTTTGAAAGATACGGACGGACGCTATTTATTGCAATACTCAGTAAGTGATCCAACACAATCAACACTTTTCGGAGCTAAGATTGTGGTTGTTCCAGATACAGTATTGAAGCCTGTAGAAGGTGAAAATACTATCTTTATGGGTTCATTATTTGATTATGTGGCTCTATTCCAACGTGATGAAGTTATGGCAAAATGGACGAACTTCGATAGTTACAGCGAAGGGCTATCAGTAATCCTCCGCAACGATTATCAAGTAGTAGACGATTCAGCAATGGTCAAAGTAACGCTAAAAACGGCAGCTAAATAGCATTATAGGGGGGATTCCCTCCTATTACATAAATAAAAAGGAGAACAGAAATGAATAATATTCCAGATGATATCTACAAAGCAATGAATGAAATGTTACATGATTCGCTAAGAGTTCCTATAGGTGTCGATGATAAATTGTTGAACCAATACCTAAAGGCTTCGGTGTCCTATGTATTAACTTATACAGGAACAGCGGTAATTAACGATGATAGATTCCTTTTCTTATGTGTCGAGCTTGCTAGCTTCCTCTATGAGAACAGAACAGCTCAAGTTAAGGATATTTCAGCTCCATTGAAGATGGTAATGGATCAATTAGCCTTAAACGGATTTAATGCTTAAAAAAGCACAAAATTCAAAAAATTCATATCTTGACAAAAAATTACTTTTATGCTTATATTTACAACTGAGAGGTTTCAGAATACAATATGAATGTAAATAAAAAGAAGCCATGAATTGGAGTTCATGACTTCCTTATAATAAATAGGACAAGGCCCTTTGGCTGAAACGTCCAGTCTAATGATTAACTAAACCGTTGGTTACCAGCCCTTACGGTTTTTTTTGTGTCTCGAAACTCTGGTTTCATCTACTGAGTGGTTGTTGGGGTATTTGTAGCTAGCGACTGTTATATCTCTATAACAGTCAATACCCACAATAACCACACAGGTGAAGCAGATTATTGCTACAGCCCAGATACTATGACCACTAACTAAAGAAGCTAGTGAACTGATACCCACTATAGTTTTTTTCACAGAAAACCTTTCCCTTAAGATATCCAGGAAGAAGTTTGTCACAAATACTTACCATGGCATCATCTCCTTTGTATTACTAAAAAGCAAACTGGAAGAATCAGCCTCATGTACCTAACCTACAAATGTTATTATAAAAGGTTTTTTTAAAAATTGCTATTCAAATTGACACAATATATAGTGATAATAAAATTTATTTTCATGCTATATATAGCCCCTTATCTCTTAACGGAGGTAGGGGGCTTTTTTGTGTTTTCTAGTGTACACTTATGTATAGGGAACGTTTACTGATTGGAGGGGTACAGATGGAATACGAAAAGAAACAGTTTAAAAATAAAACAGAACTCGCCAAAGCATTGAATATCGGTAGTCGTAAAACTCTTTACGAACGGGCAAAGAAGAATAATGTTGACCTGGATAAATTAGAATTTGACGAAGAAGAATTATCATATTTAAGTGGTAAGCGCCGTAAAATTAAAAAAGTGTATAGCGGTACGAACGGCAACAAAGTAAACAATAATAGGGAACAAAAGGAACAAGAACGATACACTAAAGAAACGCAAAAAATAGCAGAATTAGAAGCTACACTTTCTGGAAAAATTGAATTAATCGAGCAACTTCAAAAAGATAATGACGATCTATCTAAAAAGTTAGATGCCAAAGAAGCCAGTTTAAAGAGTCTATTAACTCAACAGCAACTGTTAACCCTCCAAAACACCGTATCAGCTGAGAGTAAAGAAACAACTATAGATGGCGATTATTCAGAAGCCGAAGAGGTCAAAACTGATAATGTAACTGAAAAAGAAACATCAAAAAAACATTGGTGGAATATTTTTAATTAGTTAAATTGGTACAGCAATTTTAATTTTTTGAGATTTTATAGATTTGAATTTTAAGAATGTTGATATACCGGCTTTTTTAAGTAGTATTTTGCCTATACCAATTATTTTGATAAAAATAGCCTAAAAATAATCAGTCATGTAGCGAAGTTTTAATAAGGATCATTATGTTAACTAGCTTTTATCTGACTTTGGTATAGCTTAGTTTAAATAAAAAACAAAAACTGTAATATTTCTGTAACATAGCGTAGTAAGTCTGTGGTACAATGTTCCTTGTAAGCGTTAAGCCTACTTAAATTTAATAAAAAAGTACAAAAAAATAACCTTCGGCTTTAGCGAGCCAAGGTTGTTGACCATTAGAGGGGCAAACTCTAATGGATTTCAACTATTATTATAACATGATAGTAAAGGTTTATACAAGACTAGAAGACTAATTCTAAGCTAGATAAACTAGAAGTCCATTATTGAGGGGGCTCTAGGGTATCTAGCTTTTTTATTATCAAAAAATTGAATAAAAAAATGCCCACGTCCGGCAAGACGTGAACACCACAGCAATATCCTCTTATTAACAAGGGATATTATATAGCCGAAA